CTGCCTTATCCCTGTCTTGGAACAATCGCAGATTAGTTGTGGCATCCTCGCCAGTGTTGTTGAGGTTGATCGACTTGATTAAATAAATTGTGATTAATGACATATTAATTTTGCTCCTTTAAAACATCTTCATCGCTTGGTACAGAAAAAGATTTGTCAAACAATTTCCATGCGGTACAAGCAAAGCAACCGTACTCATATTCATCGCAACGTGCCCCCCAGTACTCGACCATGTTGGCAATTGGTAATGCCATCTTTGGAACTTTGCGTTTGATGCCTCGAATTGCAATCGGATTGTCGGGTGTTATTACCATGTTTAAACCTCCTGTTAGTTAACCATAAAGTCACGTTGAAATTTCTCTACCAATTTATTGGCATCGCCCGCCAATTTTTCTTTTTGTTTTTGCGTCATAAGCACTTCGCCTAATGAAACCCACATTAACTCTTTCATTGTGGTAACAATTAGTTCTTGCATTTCAGTGCCACTTATAAATTCTAAATTTTTGTTTGTCATAAAAACCTTTCAATGAACGATCTCATCGGTTGAAGAATTCTCAGTGTAGGTGTTGGTTACAGTGAGCGCTATGTAGGCGAGGAGGCTTGATGGCTCAGTGCCACTCATCACCCCCGCATTGGCAAGTAGCATGGTGAGGGCGGGGATGACGATGCTCACCTCCTTCCCCTCAAGCATGTCAGATAAACCGACCATGAGATCGTTTGTTTTTGTTACATCGCTTTTCTTCATTTGAGTTCCTTTAAGATTTTGTTGAATGATGCTGACGCTAGACCATCAACGCTAGTCACGTTCTCGCTAGAGCGGAAACATTCCTTAACGTCAGTGCGTCCGATACCGATCGCAATGATCTTGATCTTGAGTTTGTCGGCAAGTTCTTGGAGGTAACGCATGTGCTCTTTGTTGTAGCCACTTGCATCGGTGAGCAAGAAAAGAATCTTGCGTTGCTCTCGTCTCATCGCAAGGTCTTCGAGTGTCAGGCTGATTGCTGAGTAGTCGGGCGTACAACCCTGTGCCCAACGATTGATCGAACCCAACTTGGCAGATGCTTTCTGCAAAGACTCACGCCATGTCTTGAAAGGTATGAATGTTGCCTCCTCTTTCTTGATGCTGATCTCGCCAGTTGCACCAGTTGCATCTCTGCAAATTCTGTCTGCTGAACCGTAGAACCCTGTCACTGCAAATTCAACGTTTGCCTTGTCGAGTATGCGGGAGAGTTGAATCGCAAGCGCCTCGGCAGTCTGAATCAAACCGTCCGAATCCATCGAACCCGAACAGTCGATGAGCATCGACACGGCTGACGCTTGTGCCTCTTGGTAAACCCGCTTGCTGAACACGGCAGTGCTACCGCAAGCAAAGCGTGTAAACGCCTTACGATCAAGCCGTCCTGATTCTTCGTGCGTTGACCAACCGACCAAGTCAAGGGAGCGGAGCAAGCGCATGATGTTTGCACGTGTCGCACCGAGACCGTTTGTCTGACGGTTGAATTGAAATGTAAAGTTGCGTTCTGAGTCTGCTTTGTCAAGGTACATATCATCTCCAGTTGAATGTTGCAATTTCGGGTTTGCCGTAAGAAGGTCTGCTCTTCTTCTCATCGGCACTTGTTGAGTGCTTGTCGAGTTCGCCCTCGATGAAGTCGCTTGGCTCTACCTCACGACCGCCATCCAGTTGCTCGTCTGACTTGCCACTGCCTCCGCTCTCGTCAGTTGGCTGACCGTCAGGCTGATCAGGTTCACCGTCTTGACCCTCGGTAGGTTTGTCACCCTGACCATCGCTAGGCTCAGTGCCCTGACCGTCCTGACCATCGCCATCGCTAGGGTCATCACCATCAGAACCATCGCCATCGCCATCAAAACCATCACCATCGCCATCAGAACCGTCACCATCGCTTGGATCGTCACCGTCTGATGGGTCACCCTCACCCTGACCTTGATCGCCATCAGCGGGGTCACCTTGCTGACCGTCATCGGTAGGCTGACCGTCTTGACCGTCACCGTCACCTTGCTGACCGCCATCACCTTGTGGTGGTTGCTTTTCACCGCCCTGTCCATTACCTTGATTGCCCTCGTCCTCATCCTTTTTCTTTTCGGTAAGGCGTTTAAACAGGGCAACGGCAATCTTGACAATCGCATTTGTGTCTTTGGCAACGTGGGCTTTCTTGAGCGCCCACTTGATGTCTTTCTTCCAAGGCGATGCGTCAACGATTGACTTAATCCCAATGTCATAACCGTTCATGCGTCTGCCCTCGATGGCGAGAAGAAAAGGAATGTTCTTCTTGTCATCAGGCTGAACGTAACCGTCACGATCAAGGATCGAGTTGACCAAGTTCTCGAACAGGACACGTGCGTTGGGTGCACGACCTGAGTCGATCACGCACTTCTCAATGCGTGGGTCTTCAAGACCGTTGATGAGAGATGACACGAACGAACCGTGCTCGGCACGTGCCCTGTCCCACGGTTTGTTCTCGGTGTACCAAGCATGACCGAGTTCATGCAGTGCGTACCCGATCATGTTGTTGAACGTGGTCATCGGTATGTCTGCCTTGTCATCAATGGATGGGAAGATCACCTTGACATCAGTCGAGTAGTAGCCACGGCTGAAGATGATTCCCGCAGTCTTGCCCGACCACAGAACCTCCAGTTGTCCAATGCGAGAACCGCTCGCATTGAAGACACGTTCGAGCGTAGTCGCTACGCCCCGCTTTACGTTTGTACCTAGCATGTTGATCTCCTTAACGTTTGATTAGGTAAGACTTCAATGTGTCAACATCGATAGTCGCTGAGTAGATTCCACGCAATTCGCTTTCGCACTCTGCGGGGAACTTGTTGACGATGGCGTTCTCGAACGCTATCGATACAGGCATGCCACGTTGCATCGCTCTTGCCCAAGCGAACAGTTGACGTAGTGATGGGGGCTGAGTCAGTAACCCCGCTCTCGCTTTCTCACGTGCGGTGTTGGCGAACCGAACAAGCACGTCAGTCGCATCGATGGGCAACAAGGTGCGCTTGTTGATCAGTGCAACCTCCTTGTCGTGAGGCAAGTAATCGAACTTGAGAGTGAAAGAGAACCGATCAAGGAAGGCGGTGTTCTTGCTACGAACACCGTCAAAGTTCCCGCTCTCGTCACCGTGACCGTTCGAGTTGTCAGCGCAGAAGAAGACCACGTGACTTGCCACTGGGATGCGAACGCCTGTCTCGGCAATCACGATCGAACGGTGAGGAGAACGCTCACACAAGGCGTGGAGCACTGCAAGGTTTTGACTACGTGCGAACCCGATCTCATCGAGCAGAACGATAGCACCCGCATGCTGAATCGCTTGAGTGATCACGCCCTCTTTCCATTCAACGTCACCGCCCTTGATGGTGTTACCGCCAATGAACTCGGCTCTCTCGATAGCCTCATCGAAGTTCACTCGGAAGAGTCTGCGACCAAGTCGACAGGCTACCTGAGAAACGAACTCGGTCTTGCCAGTGCCACGCTCACCGCCTAGCCACACATTGTCAGGCAAGGAGTCATCGAGGGCAATCAAGGTCTGATGCAAGTTCTTGGGATCGAACATGTAGTCATCGACCAAGGCGGGGGCATCAGGGTCAGCCCATATCTCAAGGGGCATCGCTCCGAAGTCTACAACCTGACCATCGTGATCGTATTGGCAAACGTCACCGAACACCTCGAAGGCAGTCTTGCGAACCGTCTTGGGCACGGCATTGGCAATCGCTACGATCTCCTCCCTTGGTGTGACCTTGCGGAAAGAATCGAACATGTCAGAGACCTGAGACCTGATCACGTTCTCGACCTTGCCGTAGTCAACGCCTTGGATGCTTGTCACTGCATTGTTTAAACGAGCAGTCAGTTCGTTGAACTTTGCCTCGTTTGCGGTCTGTTGTCTCAGGTTGGAGTCGAGCAACTTGTCGGCTACCTCCTTGACACGTTTCACGCCATCGACCGCATTGGAAATGTCAGCCTGAGTCTGCATGATTTTCTGCTTGATCTCATCATCAACCTTTGAGTTGGTAGCGAGAGCGGATGCCTGAGAGGGGACGGTTGCCCTGACCTCTGCAAGAGTGACCAAACCGTTGTTGATCAGTTCGAGCACCGCCTTGACCGCATCGTTCTTGGTGATATGGAAAGGCAAACCTCGGTTGGTCAACACGGTGTTGAGCACAGGGGTCTGCATCTTGGAAAGTTCTAAAGTGATATTCATGGTTTAAGCCTCCTTGAAATTAAACGAGTTGAGTTGGTGTACCGCAGAAACATGTCGGCATGCCCTTGGTAGCGTTGAACTGAGAGATGCGAAACGAGAACTGCCATTTGACCTTGCCATCAAGATCGGTCTCGATGCAACTGGGGCAAACGGCTTTCAGCATCCGAGTGGTTTGCGTCTTGCGGTCAGCCATCACGTCTAGGTTGGCGTGAGGGTATTCACCTAGCCCATCGATGAGAGAGGCGAACTCTTTCTTGAATCGATCCCCGATCTTGGTTGCGGTAGGTGCACCCTCAAGGTACATCTTCTTGACCAGTTTGGGAAAACGACCACGGTGACCGTCACCCGCAGTGGCAGAGTGAGCAAGTTCGTGCACCATGATGCCCGCCACTTGCCAAGGGTCAGCCTCGACAGGGGAGATAAAGATTTCATGGTGACCGTCAGCACTGGAGGAGGGAGGATGCCACTCGCCCATCGCCCTGTTTAAAGCACGTGCATGGCGGGAAGGGAAACCGCATGTCACCCTGATCTTGTCAGGGAGTGGATAGCCGTAAGCGTCAAAGACAGGACGCAATTCATCGACTAGGTTGTAAAGCCAAGGTTCACGGTGATTCATAGTAAGCCTCCAAGGAAGTTAAAGAAAGTGTCACGCCCGATACACTCACCTAGATGGCGAGAGCCGTCAGCGTAAATAAACGATTCACCGCAACCGCCCATGTAGTCGAGCAGTCCGATGCAGAGCAACGATGCGAACACCGATGCAAGCAAAATGTTGATTAGCACATAAAGAATTTTGTTCACTGGTTTCCTCCAATTTATTGCTCGGTATCGAGCGGTTGACCATTCGAGCGGGTATGCCATCTTGAGGGTTGATCAGGCAGAGCGCTAACCTTTGCCTTGAGGCAGTCGTTGTATGAACCCCAATAAAAGGCTTGATAGCCTGAGCGCTCTACTGCACCTCGGCAAACAATGATGTTGCCATGCCTATCGATCTGTGCGGTGTACATAAATTCTCCTGTTAAGTAAAAGAAAGTGCATCTTGTTATGCAGTGATATGCACTGCATAAGGTAGATGAATTTTCATCGTGCATGCGAACATGCATTACAAAGAACAACCTATCGCTAGGGATTTCGCACTCGCCACAATCATCAGGTCATGGGTCAAAGCGGTCATGTGTTACGGTACAGGGTCTCGGCAGTTTCGCTCTTACGCCCTCTAGTCTCCCGCTCACACTGCCCTCTTCTTGTTACTCGCTACGGCATTTGCGAGTCGATCAGTGCAATCACCAACCGAAATCTAATAATAGCACTATTTAAACGGTCTAGCCACTATTACGGTTGACAAAAAACAACAAATTAACAAATATTTTTCGATAAGTTATTAGTAAACATCTGAGAATTATTTGAAAACAAAAGTGTATTTGACCGATTTAAACGCCCTACAAGCGATTATTTATGGTGCAAGCACCTACCCCCTTACCGTGCTTGCGTTCGTGCAACCTGAGAGGTTTGTGGTCTTTAGTACTAATAAGTTATTCACATTTTTCTGTGGATAACTTTACTTATCAACACCCTGTGGATAACTAGATGGGGTCGGGATGGTCTTGTTCGCTGTTGGGACAGCCTGTTTAAACAGCCTAAGTTAATGTATGCCACGCACCGTGCCATACATTAAAGTTCAACGTTTAAACGGTGAGCCTGTGATGAGCCTGTCGTGAGCCTGTGAAAAACGGGGACTCATAGCGTAGCGAAATGGTCAGGCGTTGTAGATCAGTGATAAGGTCAAGGAGTGTAGAAGTCATGTCCTAGATGTCCTGATGTTGCGAACAGTGTACGAACAGATAGCGAACAGTATTGACAATCGATGTTTAAACGAACACCATACGAATGAAATCACTCAGGGTCAAGGCACTGGGCAACCACACTGAAAGGGAATGAAATCATGGCAAACGACAAGCAAACGAATACAAGCACCACAAGCACGAACAATGCAAGCACAACGCCCGAGGGGGACTATGTCGAAGACATGCGGTCACGTGCATCACAAGTAGAAGTAAAGGTAAAGAAGAATGGACTACCAAGAGGAGTGCATAGAGAGGAAACATCAACGAATGGCAGAGACAAACGAATGACCGCAAAGATGCATGCATTCGCATCTAACGTGGTGCAAGGCATGAGTCCAAGCGATGCGTATAGGAGAGCATACGACACGTCCAACATGTCAGAGGCAAGCACAATGTCAGAGGCGAACCGTTTATTGAAAGACCCAAGGATCACTCAGTTATTGGAGTCTTTTTGGACAACCCTCAAAGAAAACGTCATTGCTGATGCAGTTTCTACTCGGAGACACATCATGGCTGAGTTGTACGAACATGCTCAGAACAAGGAGGCTCAGTTGAGTAACCGATTGAAATCATTGGAGTTAATGGGCAGAGCAGTCGGCATGTTCACTGACAAGGTAGAGACCAAGACCGAGGAAGTCAATGTCGATACACTCAAGAAAGAACTGGAGTCTTCACTGCTACTGCTACAGTCAGCGAAGCCACTGCACTGAGTTTAAACGGTGCTCCCCACTGGCGAATGGCGTTGTGCGACACCCACCACCCACCCACCCCCCGATCGTGGCGGTGCGCCCGCACGGTACACTACACTCAAAACCACACACCCCACCACAAACTGTAGTACACTACGAACGTTCTCCCCCACAGAGAACCCCCCTTATGTTTTTAAATCAAAAGGGGTAGGGGGTATATATATTTTTACAGGAGGCGTTATGACCAAAGAAGAACTTATAGAAATAGCGGAACAAGTTTATGGCAAATGTGATTGGCATGGTGACGCATTTAATCATTTAGAACAACTTGCCAAACTTGTTATAGAGCATGAACGTAGCAAATATACAAAGTTGTACGAAGAAGAAATACGCTCAATCAGGGAGGCGGCTACTCAGTATGGAGTACCAAATGAAGATGCCGCAGGGATGCTTTTATTTTGTGAAGAATTTGCAAGAATGGTAGCAGAAAAAGAACGTGAGGCGTGTGCAAAAGTAGCGGATGAATATGCTGAGGGGTTGGAACGTAATTATTCTGAAATCATTGCGGAAAAAATTAGAGCAAGGGGACAAGAATGAAAACCAAAGAAGAAATCAAAGAAGAAATCATTGAACTGTATGGTGCAAACAAAGCGCTGGGCGATGCAATGAATTACTTACATGGTCAACAGATGGAAACAATAAAGAAACTGTTTGCTTTAAATCATATGTTGAAAGATATGGAAGACAATAATGAATAAAGACAAAGCACTAGAAATGGCTTTAGAGTTGATAGTAAAAATCAATAAAGAAGGATGGATGTTGGCAGATTTTGAACCAGAGATGTATGCCTGCATTACTGCCATCAAAGAAGCACTAGCACAAAAAGTTGTACAAGTTAAGCCTTGGGAGTTCAATATGATGACTCAGGGCAAGGAAGATATAACAGGTGAACCTATTGCATGGTCTCAGTGGCCCAATAAAGAACACAACGTTTAAACATTCATGTACAATACGGTAACGTTACCACTTTGTTCTGCCATGAATCTCCAACTTGTACAACTAGCCCAAGAATGTATGAACTTGACCGTAGAGGAAATGAAGATACTCATACAGCACCTTAAAACACTCATTGACTCTGAAGAACTTTGTTCTGTCTCAAAATCAAGTTGGCGTAAACGCCAAGTCTTGGAACAAATGGAAAGGGAAAACAATGACTGAGAAACAAAAGTTGGTCTATGACTTCATCCAAACTTTTATTAAGATACGAGGGTTTTCCCCATCTTATTCAGAGATAGCCCAAGGTCTGGGCATGCGTTCTAAGTCCAATATCCACCGTCATATTCATACTTTAAAGGAACGGGGATTGCTACAGATCAAGCCCCACATGATCAGGTCTATGAAAGTTGTGGACAATACCGTTAAACACGTACTTAGCCTGTGACTCTTCTTACCCAACAAGAAATAACACAGTATCGAGAACTGTTGGATGTCCTGCCTCCAGACCATCCCAACGTAACAAAAATAAATACCCTCTTTGTAGAAGACAAGAAAGAACGCTGTAGAAACAACTTCTTGCCGTTCGTGCGTGAGATGTGGTCAGCCTTTATTCCCGGTAAGCACCACAGAGATATGGCAGAGGCGTTCGAGAGAGTAGCCGAAGGTAAGTTAAAAAGACTCATCATCAATATGCCTCCCAGACACACCAAGTCTGAGTTTGCATCTTTTCTTCTTCCCGCTTGGTTCTTAGGAAAATACCCTGAAAAGAAAATCATTGAGACCGCCCACACCGCTGAACTGGCTGTAGGCTTTGGTCGTAAGGTCAGGAACTTGGTCAATACACCCAACTATCAGGCTATCTTCCCAACCAAACTATCTACAGACTCCAAAGCCGCTGGACGTTGGAACACCAACAAAGGCGGGGATTATTTTGCGATTGGTGTTGGAGGTGCTGTAACGGGTAAAGGCGCTGACCTTCTCATCATTGATGATCCACACTCCGAGCAAGAAGCCATGCAGGGTACTTCTTCAGTCTATGACCGAGTGTTTGAATGGTACAACTCTGGTCCTCGACAGCGTTTACAGCCGGGAGGAGCCATTATTATTGTGATGACTCGCTGGTCTAAGAAAGATTTAACGGGTCAAATCCTTGCAAATGCCGCAAGTCGTGAAGGAGATGAATGGGAAGTCATTGAATTTCCTGCTTTGATGCCTAGCGGAAAACCCTTATGGCCCGAATTTTGGAGCGAAAAGGAACTGCATGCCATCAAAACAGAACTCCCAGTTAGTAAATGGGAAGCCCAGTACCAGCAAAATCCAACCTCAGAAGAGGGAGCCATCATCAAACGGGAGTACTGGAGAATCTGGGAGGACGATAGCCCGCCTCCTATTGAGTACACCATCCAATCTTGGGATACAGCGTTTGAGAAAAACAACAGAGCAGATTTCTCAGCCTGCACCACATGGGGCGTTTTTTCCATGCCCAATGAAAACGGTGAAAGCCGTGCCAATATTATTTTGCTCAATGCCGTCAAAGAACGCATGGAGTTCCCAGAATTAAAAAGAAAAGCGTTCGAGCAATACAAAGAATGGGAACCAGATACCTGTATTGTGGAGAAAAGAGCGGCAGGCGCTCCATTGATTTATGAGTTAAGACAGATGGGAATTCCTGTTTCGGAATATACACCGGGTAAAGGAAGTGATAAGATAGCCCGTGTAAACGCCGTATCTGACCTGTTCTCGTCAGGTATGGTGTGGTGTCCTAACACTCGCTGGGCTGATGAAGTCATGGAAGAGTGCGCCTCTTTTCCAAATGGCGACCATGACGACTTGGTGGACTCAACGAGTCAAGCACTGTTAAGATTTCGGCAGGGTGGCTTTCTTCGTTTAAACAGCGATAGAGAAGATGAAGTTAAGCCATTTAAACGCAAGATGGCGTACTACTAAGGATTCACATGTCAATAGAAAAAAGTCTTTACCAAGCACCCCAAGGAATAGAAAGCCTTGATGCACCCGATATTGAGATTGAAATAGAAAACCCAGATGCGGTTCATCTTAGTATCGATGGAATGGAAATAGATATTGAACCAAATGCTGAAGAAGGCTTTGATGACAACCTTGCAGAATATTTAAATGATTCAACCATTCAATCTATTGTTGAAGAATTGATTGGAGATTATGACGATGACGTAGCATCCCGTAGAGATTGGATGCAGACCTATGTAGATGGTTTAGAACTTCTTGGTATGAAGATTGAAGACCGTACCGACCCTTGGGCTGGGGCATGCGGTGTATACCATCCTTTGTTATCAGAGGCGTTGGTCAAGTTCCAAGCAGAAACCATCATGGAAATTCTGCCACCTAGCGGTCCAGTTAAAACTGAGATCATAGGCAAAGAAACACCAGAGAAAAAAGAAGCGGCAATGCGTGTCCAAAACGACATGAATTACCAAATATCTGATGTGATGATTGAATACCGTCCTGAGACAGAGCGTATGCTTTGGGGTTTGGGATTGGCAGGTAATGCGTTTAAAAAAGTTTACTACGATCCAAATTTAGAACGCCCTGCCGCCATATTTCTTCCCGCAGAAGATGTGGTTGTTCCCTATGGAGCATCTAATTTAGAAAGCGCTGAACGAGTAACGCACGTCATGCGTAAAACAGAAAATGAAATCCGCAGATTGCAAGTTGCGGGTTTCTACCTAGATTGTGATTTGGGAGACCCCAACAACACAATGGATGAGGTTGAAAAAAAGATTGCAGAAAAAATGGGTTTCCGTGCAACGACAGATGATCGTTACAAGTTATTGGAAATGCATGTCAATTTAGATTTGGAGGGGTATGAACATAAAGGAAAAGATGGTGAGCCTACTGGCATTGCATTACCATATGTGGTCACCATTGAAAAAGGTAGCAGGACTTGTTTATCCATTCGCAGAAACTGGGAAGAGGATGACAAGACTCACCAAAAGAGAACTCACTTTGTCCATTATGGATATGTGCCGGGGTTTGGGTTCTATTGTTTTGGGCTTATTCATCTTGTGGGCGCTTTTGCTAAGTCTGGTACTTCTCTTATCAGGCAACTGGTCGATGCAGGTACATTGTCCAACCTCCCCGGTGGATTTAAGACTCGTGGGTTGCGAGTTAAAGGTGATGATACCCCGATAGCGCCAGCAGAATTCCGTGATGTAGACGTACCCAGCGGGACAATCAAAGACAACATAATGACCCTTCCCTACAAGGAACCAAGTCAAGTATTGATGTCTTTGCTTAATCAAATTGTAGAAGAAGGGCGTAGATTTGCTGGAGCGGCAGACATTCAAATATCAGACATGTCAGCCAATTCTCCAGTGGGTACAACTCTAGCCATCCTAGAGAGAACCATGAAAGTAATGAGTGCGGTACAAGCCCGTATCCATTACTCTCTTAAACAAGAATTGCGTCTTCTTAAAGATATTATTCGGGACTATACGCCTGAAGAATATCCATATGATCCAGAACAAGGCGATAGACAAGCCAAAAAGTCTGACTATGACATGGTGGATGTTATCCCTGTATCAGACCCCAATGCCGCAACGCTTTCACAAAAAGTTGTTCAGTACCAAGCAGTTATTCAACTTGCCCAGACTGCACCTCAACTCTATGACCTAGCCTATTTGCACCGCCAGATGTTGGATGTATTGGGTATCAAAAATGCAGAAAAGTTGGTTAAATTGGACGATGATGCACAACCTCTAGACCCTATCAGCGAAAACATGAATGCGGTCAATGGCAAACCCATGAAGGCGTTTATCTACCAAGACCACGATGCTCATATTGCCGCACATCAAGCCTTTATGACCGACCCCGTGGTGATGAAAACTTTGGGACAAAACCCACAAGCCAATCAAATCATGGCGGCACTTCAGGCTCACATGGCAGAACACTTGGGATACCAATACCGTTCACAAATTGAGAAACAAATGGGCGTTACGATGCCAGAGCCAAACAAACCTTTGCCTCCATCCGTGGAAGTGGAACTGTCTCGTTTGGTTGCAATGGCAAGCCAGCAGTTGTTGGAAATGCACAAAGGACAAGAGGCGCAACAAAAGGCTCAAGAACAAGAGCAAGACCCTCTTATCCAGTTGCAAAAAGCAGACATCCAAATCAAACAACAAGATGCTCAACGCAAAGCGGCAAAAGACCAATCCGATATGCAGGCAAAGATGGCGCAAATCGATTTGGAACGTATGCGTATAGAGCAACAAGGACAGTTGGCACAAATGAAAATTCAAGCAGAGGCAGAAAGCCACGCTCTAGAAGATCAACAACAGATGACTTTGGAAAAAATGCGGGCAAGTTTAGATGCCGCAAAAGAAAAATCAAGGCTTAACAACCAATGAACGACAAAATTTTAAAACTTCTATCTGAAAAGATAGATGACAAAGTGGCACAACTTCAAGAAGCCTTGGGTAGCGGAAGCGCCAAAGACTACGTGGAGTACAAAGCAATGGTCGGAGAGATAAAAGGTCTTCTCACTGCCCGTTTAAACATCCAAGACCTACAAAAAAACCTTGAGGAGTC